TAGACCAGTCTTAGCTAATGTATCAGTCTGGTACCCTTTCAGGTAGCACAAAGACAGATACTCTGGGTCCAAGATGAACACGTCAGCAGCTGTAGTCGTTGCTGTATAGGTCTGTTGCAAACGGTTTGGAACCATTGTCAACGTTCCAAAGTCAGTAACAAATACATTCACTGATCCAAGTGCAGCAGCTGCTTCACGGCTCTTGCCCTGGTCTGACATCAGAGTTGCAACTCGCGCAGAAGAGGTGAACAGATACTCAGACAGCTTGCGAATAATTGCAGGCACTGTCATTAGCTTTGTAGGGTCACCACCTTGCGAATATACAGACTCAACCGCATCGCGGATGTTTTCTTCTGTAAGAGCTACTGCTGCAGCATCAGGAGTTCTCGCAACAGTCAAACCTGTAGACAAGTTAAATCCACCGGCTGTTCCATTGATGCTAGTAGTCTCAAGCCACGATGGGAGGCCACCAACTTTACCAGCAACAGTGTTTCCATCATCAGCTACAGATGCCTGGTTCAACAGGGCAATAGCCTCCACGTCACGGCGCAGCTCTTGCTGGCGTCTCATCAACTGATATGAAAGTTCTTTAGTGCGGCCAATAGTATCAGACGCATCTGAACGGTATGAAACCCTAACCACTTTATCAGAGATCTGATGATGGTTACCAACACGGCTACCAGTAGCTGTGTCATTCCCAGAAGCATCACTACCATCAACAATAGCGTTAGTGACATCTGGAGTAGCCAGTTCATCAGTTGTCCACTCCTTGTACTCATTCTTGGAAGTAGTTGAACCAATCATATCAGTGAATGGCAATGGGATCTTTGAGATATCCCAGATTTTGTCCATTACATCTTCGCGGATAAGTCCACCACGTGTTACTGCTTTAAGGTTTGCACTATCTAAATTCGCTGTACTCATTTTAAATCCCACCTGTCAAAAGTTCGGCTATTGCATCTGACTGAGCAACACGTTTGTTTTGCCCAGAAGCAGATTTAGCAGCCCTGGTTAATTTGTCTAATTTTGAAGCAGCCTTCTGCTTCTTCCCAACACTCTTCTGGAACTTAGGAACTGGCTTAACAACCTTTTTAGCAGCGACTTTTACACCTTCCCTAAACTTTTTAGCATCTTTTACAAGCTCTATCAGCCTTGCGTCAATTACATTAGCAAAATCGTCGTTGCTGAACCCATACTGTTGTCCGAGAAAGGATTTAATTGAAGACATATCCTTTTCAAATACATCAGGGTTATTCCAGCTAGGATTATTCTGCAACATAACATTCCGCTGATGTTGAAGAAAGGTTTGCCTATCTTCTATCATCTTTCTGTTATTGCCTTGCTCTACGCCATCACGCTCTTGTCGTATTGCTTCTTGAGCATCTTGTAACTCACTGGCTTTTGATGCGTAGTCCTGACGTGCTGCTGCGTATTCAGCAGGGTTCTCGACTCGCAATCTATTCCAGTCAATTCCTTCAAACTCAGATACTAATTTGCTGCTTAGGTAATTTGTAATTACATCGATGTTCTCAAGCTTGCTTTTGTAGTCCTTTGCTACCATTTGTGCTTGGGCATCAAATGCCTTTTTCTCTTCGGCAAAAGCTTGCGACCGTTGAGTCAAAGACTTGTTGATTTGATAACCAGCTATGAGATCATTCATCTTGACAGTAGATGTTTTGCCATCAATCTTTACGTTGATTCCAGTAACATTCCCTTCATCATCATAACTAAGCTGACCTTCATCTACACCAAGGGCTTTCTCCCAAGTGGCATCATCTTCCTCTTCATCAGACTCACTATCAGACTCTTCATCGGTGGATTCTTCGGATTGAGCTTCCTCTTCCTCTGAATCTGCTTCAGACTCTTGTTCGTCTACTTCTTCTGCCTCTACTTCAGCAGGCTCATCTTCACCCATCAATAGATTGGCGATTTCATCAGAAGCCTCAAGGCCAGATCGGGTGCTTGCTTCTTCTTGTTTAATTCCCATATTATACATCCTCTAATGACTGAGAAGCCAACTTCCCAGTCTCAATTACAGTCATGATCTCTGTTTCCAGGTCATCAATAACAGTGATTAGACGCTTTGTTTCAAGAAGCGCCTCAGTATTAGCGATGCTAATGTTACAAAAGTTATCAAACAAGATCTTGCGCTTTGAAGCTATGAATGGCGCTATAAAAGAATTATATGCCAAGCTTGCCTTTCTGCCAAACTCTTGTTCTTCTTTGTACTTATCAATCGCGTCGGATTTATTCATCTCTCTTCTCTACACTTTGCTTATTTGCCAAGTAATTGGCATTTTCCTCAGACTTTGCAGCAGCCTCTATTCGCGTTAGCTCAATAGCAGCACTGGTATCTGTCTGATGATACTTATAGTCAAGGTCTGCATCACGGCCCATTGCCGCTGCGACAGCCTTGGCTTTCTCAAGCTCTTGTCTCAGTGACGCCAATTGGGCATCTGTTGTCTGCTTGACAAGAGCAAGTTGATTCTTAACCTGGTCAGTCTTGGCTTTTGCGCGGCCTACTTCGACAGCTGCCTGGGCCTTTGTAAGCTCTGCCTGAGATATGTCCACTTGGGCTTTGAGCATAGCTTGCTCAGTAGCCTCTTGCTTCTGTTTAGCCTCTTGTGAAGCTTGTCCATTCTGCTCTGCTTTCTTCTTGCCTTCTTCTCCTTCTGGATCAATGAAATATCTATTTGCTCCATTTAGTCCAGAGAACTTACAGAAGTCATCTATTGCGGTGAATATTTGCTTCTCACCGATCATACTCTGCATCGGGTTTGCCATTATCTTTTCTTGAATTGCCATAACTTGAGTTATAGCAGCCACCTGAGCAGCGTGGTTGCCAGTCCCAGTACCGACGCGAACCGTACACTGTGTTCGGTCCAGCCACTCAGATGGCTTAACTTGTTGCCACTGGCCTCTAAATCTAAAGTCGATGACAGAGTCCACATGCTTTATGGTAAGATCCCGTATCTTAACACAAAGTGGCTTGATTCCAGTTTCCGCAATGACGCGAATGATGAGGCCAACTAGCTCCTCTTTTGCGTTCATTAAGCGGTCAACTCCTTGTGATCCAACTCTGTCACCGATGTTCTGAGGTGAGGCACCGCCATCAGGATCTACGCCTGCCCGACCTGCTCTCACTCTATCAAGGTACTCCATCATCTGATATGAGTCTTGTCCAAGAGATGGGGTTATAAGTGGTTGGATTGCATCAAGACGCTTTGCTCGAATTATTCCACCTGGGCGACTTATTAACAAGTCATCCATATTGACCTGGCCTTCAACAACGACATTCCGCTGGTTGTTCTGAAGATACATGTTATCAAGCATGTTTCTCCATATAGCTGTCTTCTGATCCTGGATCTGCTTCAATCTATCAGTTATTGACAAGCCTTCAAACTTGTGAGACATTAGGAATGTAGTTGTTGCAACCCAAGGCATACCTTCAATTTCTTCAACTTTTATGATGTCAACAGGATCATCGCCTTCCCCTGCAACAGTGATCTTCATGAGCTTTGCAATACCAACTTCGTCGATATCCATCTTCATGAAGCACTCAGCTACTGAAATTAGCCGCTGTGATGGGTCTTCACTATCATCTTGTTCATAGAATACAGACTCATCTTGCATCGCAAATCTGTATTCTTTATCATAAGCTGTAGAGCCATCTGGCAACTCTTCAGTCTCATCAAAAGAGAGTCCATACTCTTCCATTACATCAGACACAGTCATTACTGTTACATGAGCTGTAAATCTTGCCTTGTCAAGGTTTATGGAATTGTGTGATGAATTAACTCTGAACTCTTCTGGAGGAACAGGGTCAACATAAATCTGACCACGTTTCCTGGAAGCAGATACCTTTACATCATTAAGCATGATAGGATTTGACATCTGCTCTTGGATCTGCTGCATCTGTTGCTGAGCTTGTTGTAATTGCTGCTTAACCTGGTTTGGATCTTGTTGAGGTTGTTGTTGTGCTTGCTGAATTCCTTGTTGAACTTGTTGTTGAATCTGCTGCATTTGAGCTTCGAGCATTTTATTTCGCTCAGTGGTTGCATTCTGATCAACATACTCAGAACGTTCCAACAGCTCAACACCTTCCGCTGAAAGTAGTGCCTCCAGCTGATCAGTAGTTATACCAGTATAATCTGCAATCTTTGACTGAGTGTGCTTCGCATAGTACACTTTCAATATGCCGTTGCGTTGCATAAGTGCGTCTTTTACAAACTGATGAAGGATTATGAACCCGTCATTCTGTTTCATAAGGACTTCATACACATACTCAGACTCTAGCTCAGCCTGCTTCTCATCACCTTGGTGAACTGGATCGAAAATCACTATCTCATTATTCTGAGTAAATGACTTCATAATCTGTGGGAGGATCCACTCAATTGTATCAGCTACATCAGTAGATACTACTGAGGATCTTCCTTCAACTTCAGTTCCATTGGGAAGTCCAAGGTAATATGATAGTGATTCTTCTAGTGAAGTTGTTCCATCGTAAAAGCTATCGCTAGAGTTTGAAAGCTCTGATGCTATAATTGATAAGATGTCTTCTTTTTTCAGCATAGCATTAAACTACCATATCAGTATGAGAATATTGTTGGCCTAGGGAACTCAGGTGAAGAAAGATCATCAAGGTGAATGAAACGTTTTTTGTGATCACCTTTCTGACTAACTCCAATTCCTGTAAATCCTAGGTTGTATGCTTCGCCAACTACAGTAAGAGCATCCTCACTTGTTACAAGTAAGTCAATTGCTCTTCCAGTTGTATGCGGCCCTCTTGTTCCAGTTTTTGAGATAGATGCATTGTAGGATGGGCAACGATATCCGCTGGATACGACCAGCGGGAATCCAACAGTGCATCTCAAAATATCCATGCGATCCATGAAGCTATTGTGCATAAGATCACTATTACAACAAGGGCAAGAAAGTGAGGTGTCGGACTCATAACTAAAATATTTCCACATTTATTAAACAACCATCCTGTTTGTTCTTGAGTAGTCAACATCTTGCTTTCCATATCCGCCGACTACAGAGTCACCCTCACCAGCACCTAGCATCATATATTGAAGAGCATCTGCTACGTGAGAGTACCTGCCTTTGTCTGGCTTGTCATGAAACTTATCATGGCCAGTGACTTGTAAACGCTTGTACTTGTATCCGCCTGAAAGAGCCTTGCGTATCATAGAGGCGCCTGGCCCAACTAAAAACCCTGGATTACCTGCGAAATCCATCCTGAGGAGTGTGGAGGCTACAGCTTCTCTTCGAATGGTGAAATCGTTAGTATGGGTGGGCCAGGCGTTAATTCCATTGTGAGCTAATATTTGGAAAGGTGTAGTCTCATCTGTTTGAGCTCTTTGCTCGCCAGCAGGATCACCATATATTTCTAATGTATATCCACGATAACTATGGTTGATCTTCTCGTGTAGTAATCTAGCAAATGTACTTGCTCCCATATTGGAAGTAACAAGCTCATCAAACACTATCCACCTGCCAGCGGAAGTTTTATATCCAAAAGCAGCAGCTGGAGTTAAACCGAAATCTATTCCAACGAAGATGGTAGCAGTCTTAGGAATTTCAAGTGTATCTAATGTAGAATGCACATCATCTTTGTATTCAGGCCAAACAGGTTTACCATCTTGCACGAATCCATATCTCCCATGAACATACACATTAATCCACTCTTGGTCTTTGCCTGATTGCATATTCTGGTAGTATCCAACAGGCAAGTTCTCAATATTTTCCGCTGTTGGTGAAACTCCTGAACTCTGTTTGAATATGCGATGGTTCTCTGGCATAACAACTTCAAATAGGTTGTACCACCAATGATCTGAATCAGGTGGGTTAGTGTCCATAATGAGTCCGTGCCAGGTAGGCCCACCATCACGAATATTAGGGTATCTTCCTAGTCTGCCTATAAGCATGTCTACAATAGCTTTATTAATCTCTCGTGCTTCATTGATCCAAGCACCTGTAAGCTCCAGGGAGAGAAGTTTCTTTACGTCATCAGGCCTATCAAGTGCGCGGAAAAGGAACTCCGCGTGGATGGATGTTCCATCTGGAAGATCCTGCATAAGAGTCCACTTCATATCCATCTTACGCATAACTCCTAAGTCTGGATTAAACCAGTCAAAGAAGGTTTGCATAGTAGTATCTATAAGCTCACGATAAGTAGTACGAATAATAGCGAAACGTGTTTTACGAATACCTTGGTCATTAGGAGCCTGTTGTGTAGCTTTCAACATAAGCTCTACGCAGCAAGCTACAGATTTTCCACTACCAATGGGACCCATGATTGCTCTCACAAAGTGGTTATCTTTGTGAAAGCTGGTCATAGTGTCAGAAGCAGCGTAGGTAGGCATTAGTCCTTCATCACCACATTGAAGTTGAATCCAGAACCAGATGAAGTTTTCTCAAGTGCAAAGGATCCAGAATGTTGACGAAGGTAGTCTATGCAAGTAGCACCGCCCTGCTTACTCTTCATGTGCGCAAAAAGAGAATCCACCGCTATGGCAATGCCTTCCGCTTTTCCGCGCTTGTGGACTATCTTACAGATTCGAAGATCATAGCTAGATATGTCATCTACAGAGATGGCTATAAGCTCAAAGCATTCATCTAATGTGAGTGCTTTTGCTTTATTTTGAATCGTGTAAAGATCCTCAGGTGTAATAACACTGAGTCCACGTACCTCATTGTAATTAGTTGGGAGTCTCATAACATTACACCAGTTGCACTCAAGAAATAAAATTTATACCTATACCTATATAATTAATTGTATAACAGCTCATTGGAAAAGTAAAGAAATATCTACTATAAAAATAATAAAAAGTAAAGAATTTTTTAGGCCGGTTAGGGAAATCGTTATGGAAATCACGCCGGTAAAGAAAAGACTTCCGCTGCTCTAACCCTGTTGGAATTATTCTTAGCGCCAGGAGGCTGGTTGTTTTTTTTGAAAAAAAATTTTAAAGTTTTAGTTTGGAGGATGGGATGAAAAATTGGAAAATTGTAAGGGGGTGACCCCTGACCTTGACGCCCTGCGGCAGCCCCCTCCCCCTCTTTTTGGCCGCTAACCTCCCACGTTACGCCGCTTATGACTCCCGTTATGGGGCCAGGTGGGCTGTTCAGAGGTGGTTATAACAGACTTGATTGTTATAACATAATAGTCTATGTACCTGTGGCCTTCTCAGAGGCTATGTGAGTGGAGTTGGGAGAGGCCAGTACCCTAGTATGGATTACCATACGATCGCCATTCCGCTTATAAATCAATGACTTACATCCAACACCTCGAAAGATTTTAGATGCTATAACTAATAGTTATAAGGATATAACTAATAAGTATTAGACTTCTATCGCGTATTAGAGTATACGCATGCGCACCGCTCCTTTAAAGGTGGACTACTATCATATACCTTTTAGATATAAGCTTATATCAAAACGATCTAAGAAGGATGTTTACTTCTGTGCTTATATCCTTATAATAGGTATCAGGTTGAAGGAAAAGCCTTCTGCCTAAATCGAATACTTAACTTTTAATACTAAAGGAAGCAATCATGACTATTTTCACCCTAGAATCAGCAATCGCACGCATTAATGAGCTTATGGCAGATGGCTACGAATCCAAGAAAATCCGTGCCTGTCTAATACTTGAGGATTTTCCCGCCAAGGTAATATCTGACGCAATGAAGGAATGTTCACCAAAGGCATCACCGAGAGAAGGCTTTAAAGCATCGTACTTTAAGTGGTTGGGTGATTGGCCAAGAAGCGAGGCAGAAGCCAAGGAGTACATTCTTGGGAATGGGGAGTTTGGTGACACATCACCTAGTGTAAAGCGTAATTTGGCGACCAACCTGAATGTTTGGAGGCTTGTCAACAGAGTTCGGAGCGAGCATAAGGATAACGTGACTGGTGCGCCGGAATCTGATGGTCAGGATAGTAATTCCGCTGATGTAGAGCAGGCTAGAGCAGCGCTACGAAAGGCGAAGTCTGCTTGGGCAAAGGGAACTCCACCTAAGAACAAAAACGCCTTTCACCCAGACAAAGTAAGCTACTTAGGTGATGATGCGCTTACAAAAATGTATACAGAGTTCTTCCAAGATATTACCGGATAACGGTAAGTATAAGCGGCGGGCTTCGTAAGGAGCCCGTAGCGGATTTTTTAACGGTAGGGATACGTTCGGATCGAGTAGGCTATAAAACGCCTTAAATCGACCCTAGGGCGTTTCTATCGTTATTCGTAGCGGTATTTATAACTATAGGTAAGGTAGGCTTTATATGAATAAGTCAGGCATCAGAATATCAAAGATGGGATTATTCCACACTCCGCAGAGCGTGAGTGAGATTGAGGAATGGATCCTCAAGCACCCTAAGGAAAATCAGGCAGCACTGTGGACTGCCATGGGCATGACGTGGAACTTTCTCGCTGAAGCAGCGAAGGTTCATAATGAGTTCGGTGGTGACAGCAGTGAGCATCTCGATGATTGCTATGATGATCGCAATGAAGATGGGTCAAGTGACCTTCCATATGGGATGAATGTATGATGGATGTAATCATTACAATTGCATCCATATACATAGTGTTGGCATTGACAAGAGTTCTGATCAATATAATAGTTTCAAGCTAAAGGTATGATGATGGGCTGGTCACAGGAATGATCGGCCCAGCATCCTGTATGCGCAGGAAAACACTTCCGCTCCTTGGAACCACTTCTCCACGATAGTTAAACAGCTGATCAATGATGGAATCATCTTCCCATAGCATTGCGTGGGTTATTGCATCCAGCAATGGTTTATTGTAATTATCCACATCCCTGGCCCTCCTATCAGGTGGGTATAATACTATCTCTACTAGAATTCTATCTGTGATGGTGCCAACCAGGCCAACCTGATCATGTATGCACTGAATGACTTCCGCTCTGAATTCCCTTCCTTTCTTTGATATAAATACACCTCGCTTTGTCTTAACATAATAGTGGTTTACACTAGGTGGAAATGGCAAATATAGCTCATAATGCATTGTTGTTTCCTCGTTTCCTATAAAATTAGGTTTAATTTCATTAGGGATTAACGATATCTATTAATCCCCTTCATAGTCCCTATAAAATACCTATAATTATCTATATAAATTAATAACTTAGTATAATTATATAGATTAGGGATAGCCCCTCGTTATGTCTAGATAAGAATGATTCTCGTTTAGGAATAATTCTTATTCCCGACCCCTCTAACGCCCTCTCCCGCGTGGTTCAATCCCTAAGCGGAAAAACCTCGTAAGTTATTAATTTATAACGCTTTTTTATAATATTGAACAGGGATTAAAGCGAGATTATAGGGATTAAAGAGTCTTTTCTATCCCTATTCGAAATTCTTAAATAGGAACTATTCTTATTTAAGAACGATTCCTATTTAGAACGCTACACCTAAATTAACCCTGAAATAGCCTATATCAGACTTTCTAAGTACGATTTATACTCTTCTGTAATAACCATTCTTTCACCTCTTTTGCCCTTGTCAGGACGTTCTATTAATCCAATATTTTCACAATAATCTAATACTTTATCAAAACCTGACTTAAAATTAGATGTAAATTTAACATTTCCTTCCAACTCGCGGAGTTCCCTGCTTCCCTTCATGACCTTCCTGGCCAGGCTTATCACAACAACACCTTTCTTTCTATCTATTCTGCTAATCTCACCATCTTTATTCTTAATAGTTCCATTTAATATTCTGCCTAGCATAATAACAAAGTAATCTACTGCTTCACCAATATCACCATCATCACTGGTAAGCTTGACGATGCTTTTCATGTTAGCATACTCTACACCCACTATTCCGCAAGCTTCCTCCCAACTTGCTACTCCCAACTTTGTATTAGTAGGATCATCACTCCATTCATTTACTATATGCAGAACTCCCATGTAACGTAAGCACTTAACATGAAACCTGCTAGCCATGGTTCTTTCCAGCGGAGTTTTCCCCTGAACAGCTTTAGTTTTCCAATATATCTGATGATCTTTAATCCTTCTCTTTAGCTGTTCACTCTCTGGATGTAATATTACAGGTTTTAACATCATATCACCAGTACACTCACTACTGGCATGTATAATAATCTTCCTGAATGCTTCCACTACATCCCTGCTAAACTCAAACCTTAACTCCCTGTTCTCTTTGACTATGGGATCATCTATTACATATATACACTCTCTGGGAACGAGGCCATTCTCTACATTGTTGTTAGACGACCAAAACTTCCTTATTTCTACTGGTGTACTTTCTCCTAACTTACTCAAGCATGGTGCTTTAATACTTGGTATGCTCTTATCTCCATCAGAGAAGCTCACAGCGGAAGATCTTTTGTTCCAGGCTCCTTGACCATATAGATTCAGATGAGCACTTTTTAAACCTTCCTGGTTCCCTAACTTGCTCTGACCCTCTAATCCAGCCTCATTACTCATAATACCTAAGCATCTTTGAACCTTCAGCAACCCAAACAACACTCTATCTGTATACATCTTTCCTTTGAAGAAGAAGTTAGACATATCACAACTCGTATTACTAAAGTGATACTCACACCTTTCTACAGCATCTTCTACTTCTGACTTACCCACTCCACTTTCAGCTGCTACTGTAATATATACATTTAATGCAGTTGGTCTCCCAATTCCGTCAACATGGTTGACATCTACATTCCAATTCCTTGCACACAATGTACTAGCTATATATATGCCACTTACAAATGATAGAGTTTCATCTGTAAACTCCATGAACTCACCTATCTCTTTGATAAACTTGCCCATTCTACCTCCCAGCTTAAATGGAGGCAACACTTTACCTTGAGCATCTGGTATAACTATTTCACTTACATCAACGTTATCTACATCTTTCCTTACTGCTCCATCTACCAAACCATCTATCTCATCATACCTTATCCTCCATCTATCACTACCTGCTTCCATGCTTCCATTCATCAAACTCTTAACATTCTCTCTAGTGTTAGCAGGAGACATTCCATCTTTAATGTATTGCCATATAATAGTTCTTAAACTTGTATGAAACTCCCTTCCACTTCTTATGTTCTCATACAGCTCTTCTAAACTATCACTCTTCACACTCCCATTCGGCGGAGGACTCTGTTCACTCTCGCTCTCGCTCTCGCTCTCTTCATAATACTCTTGAAGGAATAGTTTATCACCTCCATAATAATCATAATACTCAAATCCAGATGTATCATCTCTCCTTGGAAAGAACCATATCTGGCTAAATACATCCATCTCTTTTACATGTTGTATATTACACCCTATTCTTCTCAATACATCTTTATTTATTTCTTTAAGCTCGTGCTGTACATACTCCCTGTTGCACTCTATTACTACTCTATACTTGTTTACACCAGGTTTATGACTGTGGCTAGTGTATATGATATGGTTTATTCCCATATTTACTAGCTTATCATGTACTTCATGAGGACTTTCTGCGTTCCCTCCATCAATTCCCTTATCTCCATCTATTATTATTATACTGCTATCTTTACAATCACTATCTTTCCTATCCACACTCTCACAGCGGATAAACCCACTTCCCAGTTTACTTCCCTTCTTACACTTGCTGAGAACCTTCCCTAGTGACTCTAAACTATGCTTTGCTACTATCCCTCCTGTTACTATTCTCTCACTCTGATACATTGTTATTTTAAACATAGCCTCTCCAATGAATTACTATAAAATCCGGCCTACTAATATAGTAGAATAAGCCGCCTTAGTCTAATAGCCTTTATCTATCGCCTAAAGTCTCTTTATAGCCCGTTTCTATCCTTCCCTACGCTACCCTACGACCTCTTTATATAGTCGCTTAAAACGCTTTTAAAAAGGTTATAAAGGGGCCGTTTCTTATAACTTATCAAACTATCGCTTCCCTCTTTATAGTAGTATAATTACTTTCGCTTTACTCGAATACTTAACCTTAATAGGATATTGAATATGATCAGCCTTATCTCTAATTATTTAGAAGCAAAATCTATGCTTGACCATTACAAAGACAGAGAGAAAGAACTCCGCATTGAACTTGTAGATGAATTCTTTAA